GGTGCTTTCATAACTCCGTAAATAAGAGACGAAAAGATAAGCGTCTCTAGTGGGAAGCAGAAACCATTACCCATGGAACAGAATTTCTCGTAATGAGAAGTCCGTCCACCTACTTGATAAAAGTGGGACCGGAGGTCATCCAAAAAGGAAAACCACTGGCTGGGCAGGAGCCGCCTGACTACTTCTTTTGCTAAAGTATCAGATGCTGACTCCAGATCAATAGTGACATAAGGGTCTGATTGACCAGGAAGTGAACCCTCACGGGCTAACGACTGGTTTCTCAGTTGGTCGTAGAGATTTATATTAGCGCGCTTTTGAAGGCGCTCCTTTATAAATTTATCTACCCCACCCTGAAGGCACGAATTGATAAATGGTTCGATTGCGATAGTCCTTTCGGTCGTCGCAGTCTTTGGTACCAACGTTATATTGTTGGAAGTTACTACTTCTATCTTACGGTGATATGACTGACCGAGCTTTCCTACTTTGCGGTTCTTCTTTTGGAAGCCGCGTAGAAGGTTAGCCCATTGGTCATTCAAACCAATCATAAGGTATCCGTAGTATCGAGCAGCAGACGTGACGGTCCAACGTTTTGAGAGAAGTTTCCTCGCGACGTTGGTCTTACTTCCGTTTACGCCTACACATGCTCCGGTCGTTATGCTCGCTTTCTTAAGGATGGAATCAAGTTTTGGTTCCAATCCGATAACACACTCGATAAAGTGGCGTGCGTGAAGCACAACACGATCTAGTGGGTCATCTTGCATCGCCACATTCGTAGCTTTGCACTTTTCTTCAGAAGCACGGAACTTGTCAAGACCCGCTTGGCGCGGATCGAGATTTGGTACGTACTTCTTTGGAAAAGGGACCTTTTTGATAAGAGAGCTTATTTGTGCCGCTTCGAAATAAGACGAAGCTGAATCATACATCTGTGGATTCAGGCACGAACTCCAGTCGATAAGTTTCTCAATACTACGAGAACGTAAGTTCCCGAGTAAGAGATGCTTATCTTCTAGAGACGATCGTTCCACCGCTAACCTAAGGAAGTCAAAATAGACGGCCTCAGGGATGACTTGAAGCTTACGCTTCTTGCTGAAATGTTTGTGCATTGCACACCTCCACGGATGTTGGTTAAATAGCAAAGGTACGTTACGTACCCGAACTATATTGACGGTTCTAAGACAATCTAACTTTCCATGATAAACTCAGAACGCTCCAAAGGGAACGTTTACTGGTTTATTTCATGGTTAGTAAACAGATCGTCAGCAGAAGCCGTCGCCAACCAGACTGCGATATCAGTAATCATCGTAGCCTGTTCCGTAGCGTCAGCATCGGCAGGGAAAGAGACCGAAACAGAAATAAGTCCTGTTCCGACTGGATCCGTGCCGTCAGTCATCGTACGAGTTAGCTTTAACTCAGCCTTACCTACACCATTGAAGGTACTGGTGGGTTTCGGACTAGTCCGATACGCATCAATATAGTCCTTGGTGGCAAACGTGTTGGACGGGCCAAGATAGCGATAGCTATCGGGGCTTCGAGCAACGTCATTTGCATAGGTTTTGGCATTTACTGTAAGAGCCATTTTAATGGTCCTTCCGGTGTAACACCGGTTCAAAGGTTAAGGTTTTCGGCGATTTATGATTCCCCAAATTAATGAAAGGGAATCGACAATCCGGGCTGTTCCTAAATCAAAGGTGTCAATAACTGACGTCGTTGTTAAGGTAGGCCGTCCCATTCCTGGGACCCGATATTTTACCTGCCTCGAAATCGAGGTTGGGTAAGATCCTGGCGTATTGACGGAAAAGGCGGAAGTATTAGTACCCGTGAGGGTAGTTGATCCTTCCGACTTAGCGTCAATTTCGACAGTGTACGAACCTCCTAAGAGCTTAACACCCGGCTTGGGAGTGATTGCCTGAACATAATCTCCGATATTGAAAAACCAATCAGCAACAAAGCTGTAAGGGAGTAATTCCCAAACGGCTATTGGAATTTCTTGAAAAGAAAGACCAAAATGCTGACGGTTATCAATTTCGTAGAGAATGTTCGCTCGAACCTTCACGGTCTGTTCCATAAGGTATTCTGACTCCGCGAGTAGAATACCCATACAGGGACCACCGTGAGTTTTGAGCACAACCTCAGAATTTGAGGCTGTGGCAAACCCTCTAGCGGAATATCTGTCTGATAACCCTCCTTCACGGAGAGCATCTACTGCAGCTACGGCATTGCTCAGGTCCTTAATAAGAGGACGCCAACCATATCGGTAGGCTAACCAATTATCCGCGAAAAGACTTGCAAGCGATCTCCCGCGAGGGACATCATTATACAAGTTTTTAACGTGCTTGGTGATTCCACCAAGAGGACGCCGAATCATGCCAATAGTCTCTCGAAGCTCGCCTAAAAAGACGAGTCCTTGAAACTCAGCTGAGTTGATATCCGCCCAAGCCTTCGTTCTAGCAAGATCTACTAAGTTGCTTATATTACATAAGTCAGTCTCAGTATCACCCACTATCCCAGTGCATTTCCGAACCCTGTCCATGTTAGTATAACTAACAACACAGGGCCCAAGAACTTCATTGAGAGAGAAAGGTGTGCCAGACGTAGTAGAGGCTTCATATACAATGCGATGCATTGGATTGAAGAACACTTCACCGTTAGCGCGTCTCCTATGAAAATCTGGGACTTCAACATCCCACATTTTCTCATAGGTAATGTTAGTGGTTTCACCACTTCCAGAAGCAGAGTTGTCAGTATGACTCGGATGGCTATGATTAAAGCTATACGAGTACTGAGCATCTCCTGAGACATTTCGCTCACGGTAACGCATTTTTTCCTCCTCGGATGAAAAGATGGAAGTTGTTAGATACACTATGTACCTAACGAAGAGAGCCCGAGAGGGC